TAACTTACCGCCCAATAAATATAACATTAGGGCTAAATTTGAAACCGCGCCTAATACCGGCAGCCGTTACGCAAGCGATTGTTATTTAGAATACGTAACCGAAACCGTAAGCGACGATTTTATTTATCCTAAAACCGCGCTTCTAGCTATTAGGGCGTTAGCGACCGATCAGCTAAACGGCGGAGCGCCTAGGATTAGCGCGGTCGTAACGGCTAATAGCGATAATCCCTCTCATATCTGCCGTAAAATTTTAGAAGATAGCGGCGTGGAAAGTTTGCGCATAATGCCTAGTTTTAACGAATGGGCTAATTTTTGCGAAGAAAAGGGCTTAAAATGTAATATCGTATTCGATAGCGAATTAAGCGTTAGAAAAGCCTTAGATACGGTTAGCTTGCTAGGTCGCGCGTCCGTGCTTCAAGCGGGTTCTAAATTCGACGTAATAATAGAAAAAGCGGGGCTAATTCCCGCTCAAAGCTTTTTGTTCGGTATGGGGAATATACTAAGCGATACGTTTAAGCAAAATTTCCTCCCTTTGGTAGATAGGGCGAATTTTATCGAGATAACTTATTACGATAAAAATAAAGATTACGAGCCTTCCGTCGTTTCGGTCGGACAAATAGCCGCCGATAATTCGCGCGTAAGCAATAAAAGCTCCGTTACGCTGGTAGGCTGCACGGACGAGGCGCAGGCTAGGGCTTACGGACGCTTTACTTTAAATTGCAATCGCTATTTAACCGAGACGATAGAGTTTGAAGCCGACAAAGATAGTTTAGTTTGCAGATACGGCGATATTATCAAAGTTAGCCACGATACGCCTCAATACGGCTTTAGCGGTAGATTACTAGAAGATAGCGGCGCGGATTTCGTTATTTTAGATAGAGATTTAGATACCGTAGGCGGCGTAAAATACGCTATTCAAATCAAAAACGACGTAAACGAGATTAAAGAGTTCGAGATTTTAGAAATCCTAGCTCCGAATAAACTAAGGCTGAATTTAAACGGAAACGTCTTTAGAAAATACGACAACTACGCATTCGGCGAGATTAATAAGGCTTCTAAATTATACCGGATTTTAAAGATAGCTACTTCGGGCGAATTTACGCGCCATATTACGGCGATAGAATACAACGAGGATATTTACGACGATAGGGAAAATATAAGCGTTACGGATTATTCGTCGCTGGGCGTGCGGAATCTAAGAATAAGTGAATATTTAAAATACGATACGGCCAAAAATATAAAAACTATGCTAGCTCTAGCTTGGAGCGGCGATTCGCTGTTTTATTTCGTAACTTACAAAAGCGCTAGCGAAGAACGAACAATAAAGGTCTTTAATAGCGCATTCGAGTTTGAAGCCAAAGAGGGCGAAACCTACGAAATAACGGTAAAAGACGGCGTAGGCAATAGCGCGGGTAAGATTTATAAGGTTTTAGGCAAGCTTTACCCGCCGGGGCCGGTAGAGAATCTAAAAGCGGTCGAGCTAATGGATGATTGGGCGTTAAGCTGGAGTTACGACGATAGCCCTTTAGATTTTAAAGAATTCCATATTTTTAAAGACGATATATTTTTGGAGACTACGCAAGCCTTAAATTTTGTGACGCCTATAACAGGCATTTCCGTCACTTATGATATTTATGCCGTAGATACTAGCGGCGTAAAAAGCGCCGTTTCTAGCGTGACGGCAATTGCGGCCGGCCTAGAAAACGTAAATAGCGTAAATACGTTTTATGAAAACGACGCTTTAAGTATAGTTTGGGGAGAGATAAATAGCCTCGATAGAAAAATAAGCTACGAAATAAGACGGGGTGAGGTTTGGGATAATAGCCAACTAATAGCTGTTACGAGCGATACTAGCGCTAGAATATTTAATAGCGGGACATATCAGATCGCGGCATTTTACGTGACTAACGGCGGGGCTAAAATAATGAGTGCGATGCCTACGACGTTTATTGTGGACGAAGCAAATACGCTAGAAAAAAATGTAATATTTAAGAGCGTGGAACATGAGACTTGGATCGGAGCAAAAAAAGGCACGGCGAATTCAGGCGGCGAATTGACGTTGGACGGGCTCGGACTCTTCGACGATACGCTAAACGTAGACAATACGCCGTCGTTTGACGCTCCTTTTGGATTTACTTCGAGGGGAATTTACGACAGCGCGAACGTTTGCACCCTTGACGCGCCAGCGTCTTGCAAGATAATTTCCAACCTAAAATACAGCGGGTTAAACATCCTAAGCGATTTCGATACCGCGCCTAGCGTGGACGACTTAATAAATTTCGACGGCTTTAAAAACGACGACATAAGCGCTATAGAGCAAATCGCGTTAAGCATCGACGGCGCGAATTTTGGCGAATACAAAATATTTAGAAGCGGCGTTAGTTATCTAGCTAAGGCATTTAAAATGCGCCTAGTTTTAAGTAGTAAAAATATTTTTAGCTCGCCTACGGTTAGCGAATATTCTTATGAAATAGATGTGCCCGATAAATTTGAAAGCGGAAGCGAGATAAGCGCTAATAACGAAATAGGAATTCTTTATAAGACTAATTTTAGCGTAGCGCCGAAAGTTCAGATTACGATATTAAACGCAGTCGCAGGAGACGACGCTATTTTATCAAACCAGACCAAAGGAGGATTTATGATAAAAATCATAGACAAGAATGGTATCGCTGTAGTGCGAGAATTTAACTATTTTGCGAAAGGATATTAAAATGGCAATAGATATTAAAAAGGCAATAGATATTAAAAATGGCACGGGGCGAGAGGTGAGAATGCAAATCAACGAGGTGTTAAATAATTTAAACAACACCAAGCTAAACATCGATGCGATAGCAGCAAATTCATTAAAGCTTGAAGGCTTGTCAGCCTCAAGTTTTGTAAAGAAACAAGAAATAACTAACCCCAACCTGCTAATGAATGGTAACTTTTGTTCTTTTGAAAGACATAATAGTGAATTTTTCCATTTAACAAATAAAAATAATAGAGAGTATTTAACAGACAGGTGGCAAGTTTTCTCATCAAATGATGATTTAAGATGGGAGGGCGGCGTCTATGACTCTAAAGCGGTTAGACCTGCCGGAATCAAAAAAACGGCAGGTTCTAAAAATATACAGTTAATTCAGTTTATAGAGAACATAACAAATTTTAATCCTTTAGAATATGTAACTATATCATTCTGGGCAAGAGCTGAAAAGAATAAAAGAATAACTGTTCAAATACAACCGACTAAAGGAAGATTTGAATCTGTAATGCTGCCAGTTACAAAAGAGTTAAATATTACAAATCAAACGGAATTTTATTCCATTACTTTACAAGTTCCTGACTTTTGGGAATTTATAAAAGATGATACGAATTTTGATAGAACAAAATATGCTTTAGCGGTTAAAATAGATTTTGGGACCGAGATAAATGAAGTGGTCTTTATTCAAAATATCAAACTAGAAAAAGGTTCGATACCAACGCCTTTTTTAAATTACAGCGGTTCGGAGGAAGCAGATAAACAAGCTTGTTTGAGGTATTTTGAAAGAATTAGAAAAAGACTGCATTTTAGTTCTTTTATAAAAACAGACAACCCAGAATATCTCCTTGATGTTTTATACAAAGTTCAAAAAAGAATAGATAGTCCAACAATAAATTTCGATGTTGATACAGGACAAGGGTTACAAAAAGGCGACGTCGCAAATGGCATTTATATTAAAAATGACATTCTTATAAATTTTAATAAAGACGGCGTATTGTTTAGAACAAAAATAAAAAATGCTCCAGCTTTTGTAGATAACATTACGATTGATGCGGATTTTTAAAAGAAAGGAAATTAAAAATGCTAATAGAAAAAGTCGTAGAAGAGGAAAATATTTATATAGTAAATGATGAGATGTTTGTTCCTAAGGCTGAAAATAACGGAATGTATCAAGAAATATTAAAGTGGCTTAAAGCCGGCAATAAACCTATCAAGCAAGAAATAAACCTAACAGAATTAAAGCTTAATAAACTAGCTAGCCTAAATGAGTGGGCTATAAAAATGACGGATAAGTCAGCTATAAATTTAAAAGGCTTTGGTGTAATAGACGGAGGATATAAATACCTCTTAAACGTAAGGGCTATGAAAAATAATTTTGAGGCTTTGCCTCAAAAGCTATTTAGAATGTACGACAATAGCTTTAAAGAGGTAAATTTAACAGACCTTGAAAAGATAGAAAAGGCAATAGAGCTAGGCGGGATAATGCTACATACTCTAAAATGGCAATACGAATCCGCTATAAGTAAAGCCAAAAACAAAGAGGAGCTAGAGGCAATAACCTTTAACGAGGTTATAGAGATAGACCTAGATAAGGATAATAAATGAGCGATATAAAGCGTCCTATTATAAAGCCTTATGACAAAGATAGGTTTGAGCTAGTAGAAGATTATCATTACAGCAATGTAATAGTTCCAAAAGGATATAGAACTAATGGAGCAGACATACCACGCATATTATGGAGTATCTTTCCCCCTAATAGTCCAGAGTATTTAAGTGCTGTTGTAGTGCATGACTATTTATGCGATAAAAGCTCTTACAGACTAGCCGATGCAGTTTTAAAGACTATGATGAGTGAGCTTGGAGTTGCTAAGTGGAAAGTTGCTCTTTTCTATTATAGTGTAAGAGCTTATCATATAGTTAGATATGGGAGGGACGCCAGTGCTAAATCCTAGTTTATATCTTAGTGGCTTCTTGCTGCTTGCTACCCTATTTCTTGGTTACAGATACCAAAGCTTAGATAATGAGCTTAGCGTTACAAAAGCTAATCTAAAGGCTAGTGACGAGATGAACCTTAAACTTAAGGACGAGATAAATGAACAAGATAAGCTCATAAATCTCAAACTAGAAGCAATAGAGAAAGCCAGCAAACAAAGGCAATTAATAGAGATAAAAGCAAATAAAGTCAAAGAAAAGGTGCAAAATGAGGACAAAAAGGATATGTCTAATGCTCTTGACATCAGCGTTTCTTATGTGCTTGATGGGTTGCGAAAGCAAGCAGGAAGTGGTAAATAAGTATGACAAAATACCGAGCTACCTACTTGAAGTTCCACTTATTGCAGATAGAAATGTAACTAATCAAGGCGATGCTGGAGTGCTGCTAATAGATGTTTATAGTGGTTATGAGAAGTGTATAGGACAGCTAGAGGACATAAAAAAGTATGAAACAAAAAGAGACAAACAATAAAAGCATGAGGGTGCGTAAATGGAAGCTATCATAAAAAAGACTAAGAAATTTTGGTTTAATAAAATGGTTGTAATTGAAATAATATTGTCCGTCCTAATAATGCTCATCTTTACGTATAAATTTTAAGAGGCTGGTGGCGATGGATGATCTTATGGATAGGCTAGGCTTTTACTTTTGGGTGATAATAGTTGGCTTTGTGGGTGGCGTGCTAAGCATTGCAGGGGGCAACGCCAAGATAGCAAGCGACGGCAAGGCTATCATAAATTTTTTCGTTGGCACTATTAGCTCAACCTTTATATGCTGGGTAGCTTACGAGGCGACATTTTTCTTTACTGAAAAAGCAAACTTTAGTCTTGCAGTTGGTGGTTTTTTTGCCTGGAGAGGCACAGCTTGGGTTAGTGCAGTGATCGACAAGGCTATAGACAAAAAGATAGACAACTTCAGCGACAACAACTATGACTATACGCCAAAACCGCCACAAGACTACAATTTTAAGGATGAAAAATGAACTACACACAAGCTTTTAATCTTTTAATGAGTTTAGAATTTAACAGCCCTAAAAACGCACTACATAAAAACCCAAACGAAAAAGGCCTAACTTTTATGGGTATTTATGAAGCTGCTCACCCAAATTGGCAAGGCTGGGGGCAAGTGCGGGCAGCTATCAACGCATAC